CCCATTTTTCCCATCTACATTAAACACACCTTTCTCAGCTAACATATAAAGGCTATTTAACCAACCAAACGGGGCAATGTAGGTTTGATATAGTCCTTTTGTATTCACAGTTCCTGTATTTGTTGTTTTTTCTCCGAATATGTATGGAAAAGTGTCGTTAATTTTTTGCTTTGATGAGTCAAAAAAAAACTGAACTCCCAAATGACATCCATTGTAAGTTTTCTGAATTTATCTGCCTTTTCAGGGATTAATTCTTCATCATACTCCTCTCCTTCTCTCCTGCATAGTATTGCCATTTGCTCAGGAAGTACATCATACCTTCCGTTATCCATATCAGAAATATACATATCTAATTGAGTAGATTCAATAAAATCCCCATAAGTTTCTTTTCTCAAAAACTCAGATGGGAAATGATAAGTTTCTCCATCAAAATCAAATGACTTTAGCTCTTTCGGTTTATATTCTTTTGTTAATTTATTTATACAATCTATTACCCTTGTTATTACATCTACATCAACAAGATTTACTTCATCTTTTGTTAATCCTGTCATATACGAGAATATATCAGCGTTCATTTTTAATGTTTGAGAAGGATTAAGCTCTGTATTATCGGTTAAATCCGAAATAAATCCAAGTTTAAGTAGTTCGTGAGCCTCATTCTCTTTCTTTACTACTCCATCAGAAGCATCTTTATAGTGTTTCTTAATTATTGTAGATAATTCTCCCCAATACTGAACATTTATATCCTTCCATTCTACAGGAATTACTACATCTCTCTCTAAATTTTGGCTTTTCAGGCTAATTGTTATACTCATTCTGTGTTTTTTGGTTAGTTAGTATTTTTCTCTGTATTTCTTCTTTTTTCTCAATATCATCTAAAATATCTGTTGTTTCTCCAACAAAATCTACAGTTGTTTCAAACAAATCTTCTGATAACTCATCAATTAAATCGCTGTTTTCATCATTTTTAACTCCCTCCAAGAAACCTATTGTCGCATAAAGCATTAAATTAGGAGTCATATAAGCCCATTCAGTTCTTCTGTTAGATGAAACCAACATATTGTTAAATGAATTGGTATATGTTATTATATTTGCTATTATCTCATTGAATCCTAGGAATTTACTACTCTCATACCCTTCAGTAGCTGTATATGCAGTACCCTGAACAAATTTCACATATTTGTGAATCATTTCTTCGTGTTTACCATTCAAACTACTTACATCCATAATTTATTCCTATTTCTTCGCAATTATATGACTTTTTTTCTTAACAACCTAGTAAAATTAGTAAATCAAGAAAAATAAACTACTTTTGAGCCACTCCACATATTATTATTCACAGCCATCACTAGACAATCTACCATATCATCATGTTTTGCAGAAGGAAACCTCACTAACTGCTGTAAAAACTCCTCGTTCCATTTCCCTTTGAGTAAACTTACTCTACCTGACTCTAAAGAGGCAGAAATATCCTGTACTCTTGCCACCTTATCCTTAGATGGTGGTTTATCTTCTTTAACATTAAGTCCTGTTTCTTTTTTAAGAGTTTGAACGATAGATTTACCTGATGCTTTAGGTTCAACATATATTCTACTCCTACTTGTATATCCATTTTTAGAAACCCATTGTTGAATGAATTTAATTAGGTCAGGAAATTCTTTATATACATTAATACAATCAATTATCTGCCATTTATTATTTTTATATGTATATGCTAGTAGTGCAGAGGGGTCATTCTTCTCATTTGCAGTATATGCAGGGTCAATAACGAAATCAACTGTCGTTTGCTCTCCAATATCTCCTACTTTATGATTATCTATGTTTAACCACTCAGATTTTATCATTCCTGAGTTTAGAGGTGTAGGAGTTTGCATAAGTTGTCCTGCATATCCATAACTTCCTAAAGCTTGCTTATAATCATCTAAAATAGCCTTACTGAACCTATCTGACCAAAACAATCCATCTTCATCATAGTTAGATTCTAACATTTTAGGCTTAACATCCTCTGAAAGCTCTGCAGGTATGCAAATATGCTTATATTTTAGTCTACTTTGACTACCATAAAGTAAGAATCCACTTAAATCATCATCATGTATTCTCTGCATAATGATTATTCTTACTCCTGTTAGGGGATTATTAAGCCTAGAGTAGAATGTTGTCCTATACCATTCGTTTGCGTTCTCTCTCTCTATCTCTGATGCAGCGTGTTGTGGGGAAACAGGGTCATCTACAAGCAGAAAGTCCCCTCCTTGCCCTGTAACAGTACCTCCTACTGATGTTGCCCTCCTAACTCCTAGAAAATTGTTCTCGTATCTTGATTTTAGATTCTGGTCTTTCTTAATGAAGAATAAATCTCCCCATCTTGCTTTAAACCACTCTGAGTTTATAATATCTCTACTTCTTGTTGAATGTTCTATTGAAAGCTCTGCAGAATAAGATGCTGTTATGAATCTGAACTTAGGATTCTTAATCCAAGCCCATACAGGAAACATAACAGTAACTAGAAGTGATTTTGTAGAACGAAATGGAATATTAATTACAATATCTTTCGTTTTAGGTTTATTAGCTATTATTCTCTCTGCTTCCTCTTGTAAAACATCACATAAATATTTATGATGCCAATTAGTAGACAATTCAATAGAAGGCTCAACAATATGCCACGCTTGTTGGAAGAACTCATAGAATGATAGTTCGCATAACTTCTTTTCTAATGCAAATTTTAACTGATTATCAGTTGTTGTTAATTTCATCAAGTTTTGCTCTTAATTCATCAATGCTGACATCATCATTAAGTTCAATCTTAACTTTTTTAGTTGTATTATCGGTAATTTCAGAAGATGATAATTTTGGAACAGTATAGTTAAGTAGTTTTGAAACTGCGTTGATGTAAGCTTCAGGGTTTTGGTCAAATAATTTATCTAATGCCATTCTTATTTTAGTAGAATGTCCTTCTAATGCCCAAGTTAAAGCATTTCTGCTAATTTTATTAACCACAACATTATTTTTCTCTCCTTTTTTTCTTCCTTCTGTATTTATTTTACCTCCATTTGGAAAGAACTTGTCTGTAGTTTCTTTATAAGGATTGAGTTTATTTAGATTACTCTCTTTAAGTTTATATCTTTCATCTTCACTCATATTTTATTTATGTAAGTCTTTATCAAAAGCATCTAAAGTAGCTATTGAATCTACAATTTTATCTATATATTCATCAAGTTCATCATCCAACATAGAAGCAGTTAATTTAGCATATTCTCTTTCCTCTTTCTCCTCCTCATCAATTCTCTTATCATCTTCTCTCTTATCTTCCTCTAACTCCTCCTCTTTTTCTTCTTCTTTTTCCTCTCTATCATAAGTGAAAAGCAGAGTCATTGATTCTTGTTCTTCTTTCTCAACTTTAACAATAAGTTTACCATCATCATGAAGTTCTTTCATTTGTTCTTCAGTAAAGTTGTAAGTCCAATCAATTTCTTCTTCGTATCTTGGTTTTTTTATAGTTTCATCAAGATATTCTTCTTGATTTGCTAATTGGCAGTCCTCAAGAGTTTCGTACATACACTCTCCTGTTTCTCCCCATTTGTATAATCCTTCTTCGCATAATTCGCAAGGCATATTTTCTATTTTTTAATTTTTTTTATAATTTTTTTTTTACGATTGATTACAATCCCTGTATAATATTAGCGTTCCTGACAATATTTCCACATAAGTAAAATCAGCCAATATCTCAGCATCAGGCTTTAATATAAATCCTACATTACCAAATATCAAAGATTGTTCCATTTGTTCTTGAGATATATTATTAGCACTAAGTCCTCTAAATTTAGTATTTGCTAGTGCTACAATTTTATAAACATTAGAATAATCAGTACAGCCATCTAATTCAGGCTGTCTATCAGGAGATGCTGCTTCCCAAGCCCTAGTTCCTTCTCCACTAAGTATTATAGTTTGACAACCACACTTACCATGAGCTTCATAAGTCAAATCTGCAGTTATAGCAGGAGAAGCTTGTGTAGTTATTATTTTAGGTGGATGATAAGTTGCCATTGTTTTTCGTTTGCACAAATAAAGCAAAATATTTTATATATCCTACGAAACTTTAGGAAATTTTATTAACTGAGCTTTCTTCATATCTTTATCCATACCTTTATCTTGTTCTTTATCTTTAAGAGTATAAGATACCCTTAATATACTGTTTAATTCTTTTCATCTAAATTCATTTATTTTCCACTCCCTTCCATTAAGATTAAACTCCTTTTCACTTCCTTTCCATTAAATTCAATTCCTTTCCATACATATTACTTTTCAAATTTTTTTATAATTTTTTTTTACTTCCAAAAACTGCTGAATATTCCATTTTATTTACTATAACTTTGTATTCCTTAGAATATACTGTTGCTCATATCGCAACTAGCATATTTAATAACCTTATAACTTAACAATATATATTATGTTTAAATTCAGAATTGGTAATGTCTATATACAACTTATTCCATTTAAAATAACTTGGAAGTTTTAATTATGAAATTGGATTTAGATTTCTTGCTTTTGTGTGTATATGCTCAAGATAAGAAAATTCTCAAATTAGCGTTTTTCTCCCCAAATTCCGAAAATATCCAAAAATTACGCAAAAATTAAGTTATTTTTCAGATTTAAGAATAATTTAAGCAAATTTTAAAGGTTTTGGCTGAAATCCTTGCATAAAAGAAGAAAAAAAGCTGATAATTTAAACGCATTCATTAAAATTATTTAAACTATCAGCAATTTTTTTTAGTTAGCAACCGAACAATAAAAATAGTATAAATATTATCGTAATCGTTGCAGGATTTAAAGGTGCTTTATTAAAATTGTTAAAAATAATTGTTCATTGGCTTTCTGTTTTAGTTAGTAATTAATTGAATTGTTTTTATATTGCTAGAAATCTCCATCATAGCAGTAAATTTCGCGATAACCATCATAAATTGTGTTGTCTTCTCGACACACGTCTTCCCTATCTTCTAAATAACAAGAACAATCTTCGCATAACCATTCTTGTTCTACTTCGCTATAACTTCCATAGTCTTCGGGCTGGTGTTCTTCACAACATTCGCAAAAATTTCCGTTTCCTTCTGTGTAATATCCGTCTGTAGTATCTAGAATATAGTCTGCAGAATCTTCTTCATCTGAAAATTTAATATTAGTTGTAAGTTCTTTACCATATTTGAAAGTATCGCCATAAGGATAATTGTCTAGTTGTCGGAATGTGTCGGTGTCTATTTGGATTGAAAAACTTGGGGCGTTATCTCCTACTCGTTTGGCTTTGCTTGTCTTAGTTTCAATATGTTGATTAATATGGTATGAACTATAACAATCAAGGGTTTTAATCCTTAACATTCGTTTTACTAATGAGTGCAATTTTAATTGTATTTCTTCCTCGTTTGAGTTTTTAAAGGCGTTGCCAATATAAATTCTATCAAGAAAATATTGCGTTTGCTCTACTCTCTCGCTGCAATTAGGAGTGTCTTCACAAACTACAAATTTTTCAGTTGTCTTCGTCCATAACATAGCCCTAGCCACAACCGATTGCCCAACTTTCAATCCTACTATTTGAGTTGTTACATTCTTAAAATTTTTGTATATCTCAAAATAGTTTGAGGGCTTACCCTCCATACAAGAACCATTATTATTGTAAATAAATTCTTTGTTCTCTCTGGAGTAGAATCCAGCAACATCATCAGTTAAAAATAAATCTGCATTTGCTGTGAAGTCTTTTCTAAATTGTCGGTCAATGTCGGTACCGATTTGTTCAATGCTACAGTTAGAGTTTTCGCCCACAAACATTGAAGAAAGTAATTTTTTAATTGAGGTGTTGACAAAATATTTTTTTCGTTGTTCTTCCGTTCCTTTAATTTTTAAACCTGTGTATTCAAGTAAAGAATCTATTTTCTCCTGTTTGATGTAAGACACTTGCAAAGGGTTGGATTTGCTTCTTTGTATGTACTTAAATGAATTGAAGTCTTTTGATTTATCAGCGTAAATACTTAGGTACTCAATCGCTTTTAATGTGGTGTTTTTGGTTTTCATAATTAGTATTTAATAGATTAATAAAGTGAAATTCTTTTATTTGTTTTTAAGTCAAATTTGAAAAAGTAAAAAGTAATGTATTCTTTGTTACTATATTCTTTTTTTAATTCTTCAGGTATTGTAAAGACTGCATTATCTTCATAAGTTGGTTTTGTGTTTCCTAAAAAGTCTAAAGCAGCACCAAAAGTTGAGAATCTATCTTTAAATTTCTCGCTAAATTCTTGTAATTTGTCATATACTTCATCTTCTGTATTATGCATTGAAATGTAAGTATTTAAATTATCTTTTAATATGTATTTTGTTTTCATAGTTAGTATATTAAATTTAAAATTATTGTTACAAAGGCTGCTGCAATCAATAAAGCAACTGCCGAACCTATCGCAAAAGTAATGCCTTGTATTATTATATCTTCAAAACTTTTATTATTGGCAAAAATTGTCTTTTTCTTTTCGTTGTGATAGGTGCAAGAAACTGCATAATCTCTCATATTATTGACTTTAAAAAAGTTTTGAAGTTCTTTATAGTTAAAGACTTGTTTCGCTCTTGTAGTTCTGTTAATTACTTGATACATTTTTTTATTGGGTTTTAGTTATTAGTATTAAAATTTGTTTTGTAATTCGTTTAAATATCTGCAATCTATTAAGATTTTCTTCAATTCGTTTTCAAATTGACTATTAAGGTAAAAGTCTAAAGTCATAAAAGTTCTTTTGCTATCGTCATACATTTGATAAATTTCCTCTTGCATTAAAAAGAAACTAGCTTTTTTTAGTTCTCTTTTGATATTGTTTTTAAGGGCTTTGTTTTCGTTCCAGTTCATATTGAGCATAGTATATTTATTTATTAGTTAGTTTATTTATTGCCTTGTTGAAGCCTTTTTCATTTTTATATTCAAACAATAAGTAGTAATCGCTTGCAGTATATTCACTTCTCCAATATTCTATTTTTTCGCTTACTCTGTTGTATCTAGTGTAAAAATTAGTGTTATTTACTTTAACTCTAATTTCTTGATAGTTTTGTTTTGTTGTTTTCATACTGCAAAGGTAAACGAATAAACCGAACCACCAAAAGAATTACAACAAATATATAATTAATTTGCAAATTGTTAATAACTTTTTAGGTGCTTAACCTAGTGAATTAAGCCTAATGCAATAGAAATAATTTTGAATGTACTTATACTTTAATTGGTATAAAGTTGCTTAAATAGGCTTAAAATGGCTTAAATGTAGGAATTTAACATAATAAAAAAAAGATTAAAAAAAGTTTATTTTTTTATGCTTTTATTCAAAAATTTTGATATAGAAATTATTTTGTCCTATAATAAATATTATGTTAAATTATAAAAGTACTATGCACGCACAGGAAATTTGAAAAAATTCCATTTTTTTGGCACCACAATCCTATAGATACAGGCCGAGCAGTTTCAACGGACTTGGCAGTTTCAACAGGTTTGGCAGTTTCAACAGATTAAAAAAAAATATTTATGAAAAAAAAATTTAGAAAAATAAAAAAAATAAAAAAGTTTTTAAAAATAAAATAAAATAAAAAGTTCTTGTTTCTTCATCAATTTAAAAGACAAGGAATACCATTACAATGTGAGTGTCAGGTATATACACTAGTCTATTAATAGAGAATACATTACAGGTGCATTGTTATGTAATGGTAGTGAGCTGAATAAGAATCTCAATCAGACTGTAGGTATTACTTTAGATAGGTCTTTAATCTTAGTATCTTATTGATAATTGATTGACTTACCTTATACTGAACAGCCAACTGATGCTGAGTGTAAAGTCCTTTAGCATACTCTAATCTGATAAGCTCTGCTTCCTCTAATGTAAACTTCCTTTTAGCATATCCACCACCTCTCCTATCCTTCCTGTCGTATAAATTTACACTCATATTGTTTTATTGAAGTAGGCGTCTATAACCTCTAATGATTCATCTAACCCTTTGGTAACTCTAGCACAATACCCTTGCTCGTTTAGGTATGCTACCCATTCTTTCTGTTCTTTAGTTGGGTAGGATTTCTTATCCTTTTTTATTTCAAGGAACAATCCATGATACACCCCCCCCCTATGCATACCCCCCTCCCCCTCTACTCCTCTCTCCATAGGGAAACAGATTTGCAGGTCAGGGAATCCTTTTACATATCCTGTAGCCTTAGCCTTTACAGCTTGTTTAAATGATGTTCTGATACCTCCTAAGGAAGCACAGTACATTACCTTAGGGTACTTAAGCTTTAGGTACTTGACTACGCTTTTTTGTACTTCTTCTTCTTGGTTTCTCAACTTTTCTTTTGTTAAATGTTTCCTTAATTTCTTTTCTAATATACATCATCTTATTGTATACCTTAACTTCTAACTCTCCAACATCTAATCCTAGTTCAATGATTTCTTCCTGAGCTTCTCTTAGTCTTAGGTTGAGGTAGATGCAATAGAACAGAACAACTACGAATAGTATAATTTCCATATTGTTTATTTAATAATTAGTATTTCCATATTGACCTTCAACATAGATGCTCTTGAACATAATGTCCATTTCTTTATTGCCTGATTTAAGTTGTCTTAAAATCTTAGCATTAACTTCCTTGTCTTTTCTTATCATATCAACATCACTCGTTAAAGCAAATGTATCAATTATTTTATACTTATAGTGCCTCACAGAACCTTTCTTTCTGTAACCATACTCTATGATAACCCTATAGATAGGGCTAGACAACCTCTTTAATTTTCTCTAACTCAAATTCTAAATGAGCTATTGCTTTGGTAATGCACTCGTTAGGCTTTGAGTGTTTCTTTTCTGCTCTTAGTAAATAGGTAACAGCAGTTCCAATGTTGTATGATAAATCAAATCCTGATACAACCTTCCTTGCTTCATATCCATTA